CGTTAAGCGTCACACTTGCCTAATGTCTCTCACGTTAGAACAACTGGATCAACTCGGCACGCTGGATTCGATGCCGCAGTATCCGTTGGATGCAACGTGGTATGTAGATAAAGTCTGCGGCCCGTGGTCGCTAGACGCGATGGACGCATTTGGAACCCTAGATTCTCTGAACATTGCGATGGATTCAGAGGTCTGGGGAACCGCCTGTATTTACTTTGATGCCCCGGCAAGTATTACCGCCGCAGGGACAATGGCCGCAAGCGCCCAAAGAGAACTTACAGGCCAAGCCCTAGTCGTGGCAGAGGGAACTATGCAGGCGGGGGCTTTTGCAATTCGTAGCGGAGAGGCGTTGATTGCAAGCTCGGGAACCATGACCGGAGCCGGTAATTTAATCAGGTTCGGTCAAGCCCCGATTACCGCATTTGCAACAGTATCGGCAACAGGCAATTACACCGCCGCCGGTGCGGCTAGTGTCACGGCAAGCGGAACTGTAAATTGTGCAGCGGAAATTATTGCCGGAGCAGATATTCAGGTTATTTGCACCGCAACAGTCAGCGCAACACCGCAACGTGTTCGTCTGTTCCAAGGCTTAATTTCTGCATCTGGAACCATAAGCGCGGCGGCTGATCGGGTGAGAACAGCCCAAGCAACAATACAATCAAATGCTTCTGTGTCTGCTCAAGCAAACTTCACAGCAGCGGGGCAGGCAAATATAGCCGCATCAGGGACTCTGGTAGCAAACGCAAACGCTACATTTGCGGCAACGGCAACTGTCTCGGCAAGCGGCACTCTAACGGTAATCGGCAAGATTCTCGGAGAGGATTGGACCAACGTGACAACCGGACCAAATACCTGGACAACGACTTCTGCGGGACCAAATACTTGGACGCCCACAAATATCGGAACAAACTCTTGGACGCCTGTCTCGGCAGGATCTAACACCTGGACAACGAATACGGCTGGAAACAACACATGGCAACTAGCAGGGTAAGTTTTGGAGAATGGCTACCAGACCAGCCCGGACTGACGGGAACGGTCAAGGAAGCCCTAAATGTGTCGCCACAGGCTGTCGGATACGGCCCTATGCGCTCGCCTGTTGATTACTCGCAGGCTGCATCAGAGAACATCAACAACGTGGTGGCTGGCAGAAACCCGTCTACCGGCGCAACAGAAGTATTTGCTGGTGGCGAAACCAAGTTATTTAAGCTCGACTCTACCGATTTGTCTTTGGACAATGTTTCCAAGGCTGGCGGGTACACAACCCTAGCGGAACAAAAGTGGCGCTTTACACAATTTGGTGATGTATTGATTGCCGCCAATGGCGATGAGATTCTCCAATACTGGACATTGGGTACATCTACTGCTTGGGCAGATTTAGATGCTGCCGCTCCAACCGCACGATATGTTACCGTGGTTCGAGACTTTGTGGTCACCGGGTACACGAGCTCCACAGATTCGCAAAAGGTCCAATGGTCAGCCATTAACGATGAAACACAATGGACCACAACCGCCACTAACCAAGCTGACTTTCAGGTGATCCCTGACGGCGGTGCTGTGCAAGCAATTACAGGCGGTGAGTTTGGCCTTGTGTTGATGGAAAAATCCATCTTCCGGATGTCTTACGTTGGAACTCCAGCAATTTTTCAGTTTGACAACATTTCGCGTAACCTGGGATGCTTTGAGCCGAACTCCGTTGTTCAGTATCAAGGCGTGACCTACTTTTTAGGGGACGATGGCTTCTATGCGTGCAACGGTACTCAAGTGGTGGGAATCGGTACAGAGAAAGTTGACCGATATTTCTTCGGCGATCTCGACGAGGCTTACTCGTATAAAATGTCGGCTACGGTCGATCCGATCAAAAATCTGATTATTTGGGCTTATCCGTCATCTGGCAGCAACGGAAACGTAGATAGCCTAATGATTTACAACTTTGAGATCCAGCGATGGTCTCACGCTGAAACAACGGCTGATTTTGTATCCCAGTCTGCTACTCCTGCCTACACATTAGAGGCATTGGACGTCTTTGGAACGCTAGATTCTCTGACTTCTAGCCTTGATTCGCGTATCTGGACGGGTGGTAAGTCGCAGTTTGTAGGTGGAAACGGGGCAAAAATTGTCACATTTTCTGGTGTCAACCTCACCGGAACCATTAACACCGGCGATATTGAGATCCCCGGCTCTTACAGTATGCTGAACATGAGCCGCCCGCTTGTTGACAACGGCGGGGCATCTGTAGCCTACGCAAGCCGTAACCGCCTTGCAGACGCCGTGACATTTAGCGCTTATAGCGCCGCCGATAGCGAAGGCAGAGCAGCGTTTAGGACGACTGGCCGCTACCACCGCCTGTCAATTCAGCCGTCTGGGTCGTGGACAACGGCAATCGGCATTGATTACGACATCGTGCCAGCAGGTGTAAGATGAATTTTAGGGTTTTACCGTATCAGGGTGGATCGCCTCGTGAGATTTCCGAGGTGGTCAACAACATTATGAACGGCAAGACCAACAACACCGGCTCTGTAACGCTTGCCACAGGTAGCGCAACTACCACAACAATTACCGATGCTAGGATTGGTGGTGACAGCAAGATCATCCTGATACCAACGTCACAGACTGCCTCAAGCCAAGAGTTTCCCTACGGGTCGTTTAGTAGCACCGCAGACCAAACCGCCGCCAGCACGACGGCGGCGTATGCGATGACGTACAACACCACGGACTTTACCGATGGTGTAAGCCTATCTAATAACTCAAGGCTGGTTGCTGGATACTCTGGAATTTATAACCTGCAATTTAGTGCGCAGTTTTCAAACGTCAACGTACAGATTCAAGACGTCAGCGTGTGGTTCCGTAAAAACGGGACTGATATTGCCAACTCTAACAGCCAGTTTTCTGTTCCAAACAGTCATGGCGGGGTAGACGGGGCGCTGATTGCAGCGCTCAACATCTATGTGGATTTGGCAAAAGACGACTATGTAGAAATTATGTGGTCAACCACAGACACAGATGTCTCCATACAAGCTATCCCGGCGCAGACTAGCCCAACCCGGCCAGCCACCCCGTCGGTGATTGCAACAATGCACTACCTGTCTACCAACGGGTATACCAGCAACATCTACTTTGACCCGTTTGTGTCAGCAACTTTTAACGGCAGCGCAACTATTTCTCATGCGCCAAACACTAATTCTGGAAGCACATTTAATTACGTTATTGTAGGTTGATGGAAATACGCGCCATTTCAAACACGGATATACGTTCATGGTGGCCGTTTGTTAAAACGGGCTTAGAAAAAATTCTTGCCAAATCATCGGAAGAATGGATACCCGAGGATATTTATGCCAACTGTTTCTGCGGAAACTCGTTGTTGTGGGTGCTAATAGACAATTCCAAACCAATGGGGTTTTGGGTGGTGATTCCGCGAGGACAAACCATCCATGTCTGGTGCGCTTACACACCGTATGCGGGAACACTTGACATCGGTATGAAGTTATTTTGTGAAACAGCGAAGTCAGCAAACATGACAAAAGTTACGTTTGAGTCCTACCGTAAGGGGTGGGACAAAGTGGCTCGCAAACATGGATTTCAACCCCGTAGTTGGGTTAAGGAGATATAAATGGCTGGTGGCGGCGGTAGTAGCGGTTCAAGCACAACGCGGGTCGAACTTGACCCAACGATGCAACCTTATGTTGCCTATGGTTTAAGTGAGGCGCAACGACTGTATCAAGCTCCAGGGTTTATGGAGTATTACCCTGGGAAAACCTATGTCAGCCCGTCTGCTCAGACACAGGCAGCTTTAACTGCCGCGCAGACACGTGCCGCTACAGGAAGCCCGTTGGTTCCTGCCGCGCAACAGCAACTTCAGCGCACGATCCAAGGAGAGTATCTTGGTGGCAACCCATTCTTCCAAGGTGCATTTGCACCTGCCGCACAAGCCGCAGAGCGTCAATATCAAGGATCGGTCAATCAAGCCCTGTCCAACTTCTCGCGTGCTGGCCGTTACGGTTCTGGAGCCATGACAGGCGCATTAAATACCGCTGGCGGTGAATTTGCTCGTGCGCTTACCAATACCGCAGGGCAACTGGCCTACGCAAACTACGCAGACGAGCGCCAAAGGCAACAAGCCGCTCTTGCCGCCGCCCCCGAGATGGCCGCCGCAGATTACAGCGACATCAACAAAATGCTCCAGTTGGGTCAGATGGCCGAGGGCTATCAAGAGATGGCGATTGCTGATGCGGTCAACCGTTATAACTTCGCACAACAGGCTCCGTACTCACGTTTGCAGTCGTTCCTCTCTGCTGCCTATGGCGCTCCAACGGGAACCCAAACGACAACCCCGGTGTACCGCAATCAGGCAGCATCAACACTTGGCGGGGCACTTGCTGGCGCAGGATTAGGTCAAATGGCTGGATTTAACCCCGCTTACGGCGCTGCTGGTGGCGCGGTTCTCGGACTGTTAAGATAAATCATGGCTGGCGTAGACCCAATTTCTTTAGCTGTAATCGGAGCGGGTGTCGGCGCGGTTACAAGCCCTAGAGATCCGATCCGTGGCGCAATTATGGGCGGTGCGCTTGGCTTTGGTGGTGGATCGCTGTTGGGCGCTAGTGCTCCAGCAGCTGCAACTGCAACATCAAGCGTAGTTCCAGGGTCGTTAAAAGCTGCTTTGCCAGAACTTGGCGTTGCAACAGCACAATCGGCCCCAATGACC